AATTAACGCAATTAAAAACTAATGTCATGAACATCTATGAAAAATTATCATTGGGTATCGGAGTCGCTGTATTTCTGATATGTTTCTTCGCCATACTTTTCAACAATGAGATGTGGGCGATTATTGGAACTATTTCTTTAATATCTTTGTGGCTCATAAATAAAATTCAAAACATAATTAACAGATTATTATGAAAACAAAAATCGAAAAACTAATTGCACTTGCGACAAAGTGCAGAGACCTTGCATCTGAATTTTCAGTGTACGGTGAGTACGTTAAGTACATCAAAGGAATTTCTGTTTATCTTGGAGACAGCAAATTAGGTTATTCATCCGTGACCTTTACCCTTGGCAATGACCTTGACCTGCTACATGAGTTCAAGGTGACCATATCGAGTATCAGCGGTGTAAATGTATCTATGCCGTTCAACGAGGATATTGAGAAGTACCTTGACGAATTAACCATGGAGATGACGAGTCAATATTCATCTTGGCTTGAGACTGCTGATGACTTAATTAATCAGAAACGGGTGGAGTGGGCCAAGCAGAAAAGAAACCAAATCGAGACATTGGAAAAAGAAATCAAAAGACTGGAGGGCGAACTATGAAACATTTCATTAAAGACATAACAGACCAAGTTGTATTGGATGTTAAACCATACGGAAGGATGATGTCATTCTCTCAAATTGCGGTAATAAATTCATCAAGGTTTTCTTGGATGGAGTTGTTCATGTGGATACCGAGGAGATTGAATTAATGGTGGCCACATACACAGATGATATGGAATCTGAATCTGATGGCTACGATTGGAACGACTTTGATGCATCTGAGATTAGATACATGGAGAAGAATTTAACTTATTAGTTCGTGGTTAGAAAGGAAGGGGATAGGCTATGTGCTTATTCCCCTTTTTTTTACCTTATATTTGCTTAATGAAATAGTTATGTCTTATATAACTAATTTAAAAACACACACACATGGAAAAGATATTCTCAACCAATAAAAATAGACCGATGTACATCAACCTTTATTTCATTTTGAATCTGGGTATCGCAATAAAAATAGCACTTGCATGGATCAGAAGCGGATCACCTGCTTCCGCAGGTGATAGTAAAAAGGGGGAAGGGGAAGGGGCCAAAATAAAAAAATAAGACAACGTCATGAATATACCTAAACACATTTTAGACTATCTTATTTATTCTTGTAGGGAGAATATAGATGTTCTAAACATATCATACATAACATCCAAGAAAGGGCTGCCTGTAAGATATATGCACGACCTTGTGATAAGAAAAAGACAATTGAAGAATCCAGAAAAGGTCATGTCTCTCATTGAAGGAATATTGGAATATTGTGATGAGGTTGATATAATCCGCTCAAAAGTAGAAAAGGTAAGGGATGAAATCAATTCACAGAATAAGGGCTAACTGGACTCTCTACTTTGCGGAGAGAGACATCGTGCCAAAGAAGGTGCTGAGTGTATTCAGACCCAATCTAAGTAAAGAGGACAGGGGTAGAATGCTATCTCTGTTTTATGGGAAACCAAAGTTCACTTCCTCGGACATTGAGGAATGGGCAAACATAAAAAAAGCTATTGAAAGAACAGATGGAAGGAACAATGGGAAAATCTTCTCGTAGAGCCAGAACGTATAAAACGAGGGCTGAGAAATTCATGTACTTGGACACCCTTCATAAAAGGGTAAATGCCATACGAACAAAGACTGGGCTGAAGCATGACAAGAAAGCCTATCTGTCCTTTGACCTTGCTTTCTACAAAATGGACGTGGATGATCGCAGAAAGCTGTTAAAAGAAATATTCAGTGAGGATGGTCGGGAGATAAAAATAGAACACGAACCACACATTGAATTGTTAGAAACTTTTATTCAAAAAATAATTAGTTTTTGAAAAAGTTTTTGTATTTTAGCTTCGTCTTACAGACCCACAAATAAGTAAATTCTATACACATGAGTAATATAACAAAACAGGCAGTGATGCCTTTCATCGAACCTCGGAGAGAAGAGATGATAAAGCTAATGGGAGGCGAGGAAACGCTAATGCGTGAAATGTCCTTTGCCGTTCAAGCCGCTAACAACAATTCTGTTTTAGCCAATTCTGAGCCACAAAGTATTGCAATGGCCGTGTACAATTGTGCATTGACCAAGCTGTCTTTGAACCCTGTAATGAACTTGGCTTATCTAGTTCCATTTAGAGGGCAGGCGAAGCTTATGCCGTCTTATCAAGGAATGGTTAAGTTGATTGCTGACTCTGGAATTATCAAGTCAGTATCTTCTGGAGTAGTTTACAAAGGCGATATCTTCGACTTGGTACAAGGAACATCTCCAAGCATACACCATGTTCCGATGGGGGAAACTTTCGAAGTATCAGATATCAGAGCCGTATATGCAATCTTCACCTTACATAATGGTGAGAGTTTATTCGAGGTAATGTGGAAGCCTCAGATTGATGCTATTATGATGCGTTCTGAGACAGGTAAGAAAGGTTTTGGTCCTTGGTCTACGGACTATGCGGAGATGGCTCGTAAAACCGTTGTAAAGAGAGGATGGAAGTCCATACCAAAGTCTTCATTCGCACTTGACTCAATTGAAAAGGTCAACCATGCAATTAACATCGACAACGAAGAGTATAAGACAGTCGAATATGTTAAGATGAGCGAGCAGCAAATTGAAAGGCTTCTTGAAAAGACCACCAATGTTGTTGAACTTGAGGCTGCATTATCTGATGACTCAGTAATGATTGACCCAGAACAGAAAAAAGAAATAATCGAAAAGGCGAGAGCCAAAAATAAAAAAGGAGGAGACAATGAATAACCTACTGAATGAAATATTAAAAGAACAAGCACAGGCCGCTGATCAGCGGTCTAAGGCTTGGTTCAGTGCCAGACTCGGTAAATTTACATCGAGTGAGATATACAAGCTGATGACCCAGCCCCAATCAAAAGACGCTAGGGAACGGGGCGAGTTATCAGAAACCACTAAATCCTATATCAAATCCAAAGTCGCAGAGGAATTGACAGGGATTGAACACACTACAGAGACAGCAGCTACAACTTGGGGTATTGATCATGAGGCAGAAGCCATATCATTGTACTCATCGCTTGTTGAATCTACTGTGGAGTCTGTTGGTTTCATAGCTTACGGAGACCATGCAGGAGGCTCACCCGATGGATTATGCTCAACCTACGGAGTTATTGAGGTTAAATGCCCATATAACGCTGAGAACCATGTTGAGAATCTTCTAATCGAGAACGAGGCTGAACTGCTCAAGGCTCACAAGAATTACTGGTGGCAGCTACAGATGAACATGCTTATCACGAATAACAAAGAGGGTATGTTTATCTCCTACGATCCGAGAATGGATGGTAAAGCTAAAATGGCTTTGATCCCTGTAACTCTACAGTCAAATACCGAGGATGTTATTAACAATGTACTCGAAAAAGCTATCGCCTACAAAAGATTCTTGCTTGACCGAATTAAAAACAGATAAGCTATGTTGACAGATAAGAAAAAACATCAGATAATTGCTAGTGTGTTACACGCAAATTGTTTCGTAATTTTATCGGACGAGATGGGACCTCCATTCTGGGAGAAGGAAATCAAGATGATCGGTAAGAGATATGTTGATGCCGTTGAGAAGAAATACAAACTACTCGCCTCTGTATTGTTTCAAATAGAGGGAGGAGACATGTACCAGAAAGCTCAATCAGATTGTGAGGAACTCATCAAGCAAATATGCCATTTGGATTGGCATAAGTACCATAAAGTTATAGAATATATAAAACAATTAGATGATGAAAATGATTCAGAAAATACTAAAGAGTCTTAGTGAAAACTTGATTTTGATAATACTCTTAATCTCAATTTTCTTTTTAACACTATTCCTTTTCTCAATATTTAAACCTAATAAAATTGACAAGAAAGAGGATCCTGTAGAGAACAGATTAAAAGAAATAATGAAACAGAGAGAAGAAGATATCAAACATTATGAATATCAAATAGATTCTTTAAAAAGTCTGATCGGTGAAAAAAAAGTAGAATACATCTACATTCAAAAACAAAAAAATAACACTCTTAAAAATTACAACTATGAAAAATCAATTGTTAATCGTGCTACTACTAGTGAGCAATTCAGTATTCTCTCAACTAACCTTAAGCAACTCGACAGCATGGACAGGGCTGGATACTTTGAAAAACCTTAACGGTCAAGAGGTAAAATTAATCAACAAGGTGATAGTTTCAGAAAGATACTACAGAAACATGTTTGATTTAAACACAAAAGAAATAAACAATCTAAAGATGCAGATTGATTTTCTGAATCAACAAAATAACTGCTATGTCAAAATAGTTGATGACCAGAAGAAATTAGTTGATGATATGAATGCTGTCAATGAAAAATTTAAAAATGATCTTTCAGAAACAGAGGATTTATTTTTATTCCAATACAACACAAGAATGTTTTGGAAGGGTGTAACAATTGTCGGAATCCCTGTATCATTTACAGCAGGTATTTTGTTAGCAAACAAATTCATTAAATAAAAAAAACATATGGAACCACTATTTGATCGAGTAAAGTTCACAGTTCTTTCAAGGAAAGATGTGAAATCTGAAATCTTACACACTGAATTTAATGCAAAAGAAGTGTGGGATGAAGGTCTGGTAACGTCTATAGGGCCAGAAGTTAATGATGTCAAAGTTGGAGACAGAATTAAGTTTACAATCAAAAAGGCCAACTTCATAAAAGAAAATGATATCGATGTAGGTATTGTGCCTGTTGACGATATCCTATTAATTATTCATGAGGACGTACAGAAAGGTTAAATATTGGAACGGGATCCTAGTTGAATCTAGGGCCTGTTTCAGAGACGTAGGTGATCGTGAAATCATACATTTTGACAATGCCAAGATTGGTTTTTTCCACTGTTGGGGGATATCTAGCGGAGAAACCACTGGCATTGTTGAAAGTATGGACGGTGATATTGAATTAGTTGACCCTGCTTTTATTAAATTTGTACACACAGATACAACCACTGAGTCTTTAAATGAAGCTCTTAAGTTTATTTACGATGAAGAAACAAGACAAAGAGTTATAGATGTGATATACAATATGAAATGAGAGTAGACGTTAAACCATTGTCAATAAATCAAGCATTCCAAGGTAGGAGATTTAAGTCTAAGGAGTATAAAGCCTATGAAAAGGAATGCCTGTTGAGGCTACGTCCATTTAAATTTCCTCAAGGCCCTGTTTCTATGACTCTGATTGTTGGGTATTCAAACAAGGCAAATGATATTGATAATGCTGTCAAACCTATTCTTGACATACTCCAAAAGAAGTATAAGTTCAATGACAAAGATGTTTATGAACTTCATATATTTAAGGTTATGGTTAAGAAAGGCCAGGAGTTCTGGCAATATGATGTAAGACCTTTATAAAAAAGTATTTAGTTAAACAAGGAGAGGCGGTTACTTCAAACGTGGAGTGCCGCCTTTTCCGTTTCTAGCTCTGTTTTTAGATTGAACCTCCGAAACAATTTTACCTAATCTTGTATGGCTCTTATCCTTGCCATCCTTATTACCGTATGTTCCAGATTTACGGTTTTCTTTGTTCAACTCTGAACGATACTTACGTCTCTCGTTAGTAGAATGATACTCTTTGTTATAGGCATTCTTTTTATCTCGTGCAGATTTATTACTTTGAAAGTATTTTGCCGATTCAGACTTACCTTTTTTAGATCCTGCTAATGAATTTCTCATGTAACAAATATACACCTAAATTTGTTACAATGAATATACATGAAATACAACAAATACTTTGGGTAGAGACAGAGTTAGGTGATGGAATTGCTTTATTCCTTATGGACTACGGAATGCAGAATAATACTGTATGGGTAGTAGCTCTTGAGGAAACTGGAGAGATAAAACACTTTGACTCCAATCAAATTAAATTGTGCAGAAATCACACTATAGGCCTTCGGACAGATACGCCTGTTTAAGTAGATCGTACATCTTAAAAACATAAACCCATCTGTTATCTTTTTGGAATAACTTGTCCCTTGACATAGTGTGCCAATCAGTATGGTATTGTGCGTTAACAAAAATAATATTTTCTGGATTCAATCTATACTTAGGGAAAGCTCCTTTGCCCAATATATGAAAACATATATGATGAGAGAACTCTAACTCTACTCCAGTTACAAAACATCTGTGAGGCCTTGACTCCCACAACTCTTTAAATAACTTCATCTCGCCTGTAGACTTTCTCTTCTTTTTAAACTCTGTTCTTTTCATTGGAGTTTTCTTAAGGAGAGACTTCTTTTCTTTTTTATCTTCTCTGTAATTTTTACAAAAAGATCTGTTAAAGTCTGTACAAAAGCATTCTTCAGATTGGCATCTAATCATTGTGTGTATTTTAAAAAACAAATAGGGGGCTATGACACCCCCTATCTGCAAACTAATCAATAACCAATAATAAACAGTAAAAACAAAATAACTTTGCGAATATATAAAACTTTAAAATATAAGTCAAGTGTTTTGTAAAATAATTTGTATTATCTCGTCTGAGTTTATACACAATACATTGTTAATAGTACACTCATTTCCTATAAAAGCATATACGCCTCCACTCATAAACACATGAACACACATATCATCAACCCTTTCATAAGATTCATATTGATATTCAGAACCTCTATAAGTAATAATGCCTCTATTAATTTCTATGTAATCCATTACGCTTTATTGATTTGAACATGAATAAATGAGCTTCTTGTAGTATCCGCAATTGAACCATTTTGAACTGCAACGATTATATATTGGTCAACTGTCCAATCTATATTATTTGTACTTACGGCTATTGTAAGCGATGTATTATCGTCTGCATTTACGTTAGCATTACCTGCCATTGTTTCGGTATTGGTAGTGGTTTTAACCGCTAGAGTTCTATTGTATTGAAAATATACTCCAGGTGCTGCTGCTGCTGCTGAGGTAGCAATAAGCGACCCCCCAATAGCTGCTGATGTATTTACATACATTCTTGTAACAAGAGTACCTGCTGTACCTGATTTTCTTACACGAGTTTTAACAATAATAATATCACCAACTGCAACGGTATTTGCAGGTATTAAAACAGATGAAGTTAATGTGCTTGTAGTTGTACCAGTTACACCTGTACCATCGGCTACAGTTTGTTTATTTATTGTAGCTCCGCTAGTGGCAATAGTAAAGTTGGGGTATGTCCCAGATGTAGATATACCTACACCTCCTGTTAAAGAAACAGTTTGGTCTGGGGCTGAGTTAGTGACAATAGGTACTGTTGTTGTTCCCCCTATTGATATTCCTGTGCCTGCTGATAAGGAAGTTACTTTATTATTAAATGTACTCCAATCGGTAGAGCTTAATTTACCTGTATTTACAGAAGATGCAATCGGAACATTAAAAGTATGTGTTGTTCCTGCTGAACTTATTGCAAAGTCTGTTCCGCTTGTTCCAGTTGCAAAAGTTTGAACAGCACCTGTTAAACCATTTAAAGCAGTCATTCCTGTTCCTGCCATTATCCCTGATTGTTGGGTAGCTGTTAATATAACAGATGCCGTAGATGGTGGGGGAGATCCCGCAGGGTAATATTCCATTGATACATGAACATGGTCTGTCGTACTCCAAATTAATTCATAATAGTCTCCTCCAACTACATCTAATAAATAATTCCAAGATACTATATTGTGACCATTTGTAGCCCCATGTTTATTAGGTACAGATATAAACCCAGAAGATCCAGGAACGTCAACTCCATTTAATCTAAGCCAAATAGTGACATCTTGTAAAGAAGTATCTGAATTTTGAAACTGAGATGAGAATTGAAGATTATAGATACCTGTATTTGCAAATGTAATTCGAGTTAAATTAGTTCCATTGGTAACAACGGTTACTCCATTTGACAAATCAACTGTATTAAAAATCATAGCTACACCAACATTCGATGCAGGTGCTAATTGAGTGTTATTATCTTGGAATGCTCCATAATAACCTGTTGGAGTTGGAGCTGTATTACTACCCCATTTAAGACCTGTAGCTGTTGTGCTATCCGCTATGAGAACTTGAGTATCTAAACCTACAGGAAGCCTAGCATCCACCGTAGAATTTCTAGTATATAAGTCCCCCTTTGTAGTAAGAGGTGAAACACTACCAGCCATCAACGCTTGATAAGTCGACCCATCCCAAACATAGGCTTCGGGAACAGACATATCAATATATATAACTCCACTCTGGCCCGTTGGAGGAAAAGAAGCAAAGTTTGGATACTCTGCTACCACACCTCCTACAAAAGATGGCTGCGGAGAAAAACCTGTAAGACACTGATCAGTTATAAAATCTAATACGCTGTATATTCGAGATATGTAATCATCGTTGGAAGTTGTTGGGTCGATCTCTGAATATGTTTGAGTAGTTGATGTCCCTACAATTTCAATGAGATTATAAACTGTAAATCCAAATGGATCCACACAATCCTGGCAAAATGTCAATGCTAATGGCTTACCATTCTCCCGATATATGTTAACCGACTTTAACGCACTAAATATGGCAATCAAATTACTTTGATTATAAATTTTAAGGATGCCAGATGACAGCCTTTCTATTTTAGTTACGTTATATAGGTTTGGTTTATTCATCAATCATTACTAACTTCAATTCATTCTCTGAAGCATGAATACAAAAATACTGAAAATTACCATACTTCTCAGTTAATTCTGGATATTTTATGGGGAATGTTTGTGAGTTGATACCTTGTGCTATTAACTTGCCAATTACATACTTAACATCATTATGATGTCTACCTTCTTGTACTGGTAATATAACCTCTACTTGAGGGGTAATTTGAGGGGTAACTTGAGCAGGCAACGGATTATCAACTCTTTCCGCTTTTCTCTTTTTAGATATAGATTTCAACTTCCTATAATTACTTTCTCCAAAAACAAATTCGAAGAATTGTTTAGTAGTTACCCTTTCAGACCCAAACGCCTCTTTAGTTTCTTCCAAGGCTTGATGAATAGGGAATCCAACACTCTTGCAATAACGGATGAGAGACCGTATACTGTGATGATTAGACACCACAACAGGATCCAAGGAGCAACTTGAAGCCACTTCCTTCCACGGTGTATCGTCCTGCCTATTGAACTCTTTCTTTTGTTTAGCATATTGAAAATTAATTGGATAACCTAATGAAGTGCAGCATAAAATAATCAACTTAATTGTTGCCACTGCTACACAATCTTCTTTTGTCGGAGCATCCTCACAAACAACGGTAAAGTTGTCTGATGAGATAACTGTCCCATCTGGTCTTCCAACCTCCATGTTGCCCGATGTGGCAACACCTTTAACAGTTAACTCCTCATTCTTCACTAATCTCCATGTATCTCCTTTAGACTTTATATCCTCGTTTAGGAGAGAGTATAATTCAATCAAAGACTTCTCAGCCTCTGACAAAGTAATTGGAACTTTAAAATCCATATGTGTATTTATTGCTGACCCTGTGTGGGATCTTGATTTTTATCTTGTTTATATCTTGTGAATATACTTTCAATGACCGTCAACCCAAATCCGCCTCCAGCCACGACCAGAAGCCCTTCGAACATGTACTCTGGACATTGGTAATTTGTGAATGTGGCTATCCAAGCGAATGCTATACAGCATAGCAAAGATAGAATAGCAGCTAATCTTTTAGAACTTTGGTTGCCGTCTACAGAGAGAATGCTTCTCCACCATTTTATCATAAAATCAATTTCATTACAAGCTGTACAATAATGCCACCCAATATACCCATACCTGTAGCAATACCCGAATACTTAGCAATTAATAGCTTTTGTTTTTGGATGTATTTATCATGTTGAGACACCTTGTCTACTAGACCTTCTATCTTCATCTCCTCATCACCGATAAGAACATTATAGATACGATCTATCTTCTTGTTCATGTTTTGTAATTCCTCGTGTATCAAAGCTATCTCTTTTTCTGTGTTCATGACTTAAAATCGTTTTCATTTAACAGAACGTATGAGAAGAATTTAAGGCCACTATTTTTGCAAGCAGTCATAAACTCATCATATTCCTTTGGGTTGTTACGAACTTGACAACCTGCTGACCATTTATCTATAATAGAGCTGATAAATTTAGGGTTGGCTCTATGGTGATTAATGCCATATACACCTCTGATAGGCTTACCCATTTGCTCACTCTTATCATCTTTGTCAATGTCTCTGTAAACATCCACAGGACCGTATTGAACAAGTGCCTCATATTGACCTTTATGTTTTCCTAATACCCAAGAATTTATGTGTTGACCTTCAGCTAGAACAGCACATCCTGCTGGATTCATCCATTGCTTTAACCAATGAACACCAGGGTTTGTAGTTCCTGTATGCCATACAATCTTATCTCCATCAACCCACCCCAATAAATCATCAAAAGCATTAGGTTTATCGGCAGCACTTCTGATTCCTATTAATTGAAATGGAAGCCAACGATACCTTTTCTTTTCACAGACAGCTTTAACTTGTTCTATTGTAAATCTTTCCATTAGAATAATTTTTCTTCAAGTAATAACATTTCAAATTTACTATCACAATTCACTCCTTCCAAAACATTTAACATGTCGCTGTATTCAGCAACAGCTTTTGTTTGACCTGTTCTATACTGCTGTAAAAAATCAAAAACACACATATCGCCTGTTTTAAATATCTTTAAGCTTGTATCTTCATAAGCCTCGTAAAGAGCATACTCCATTTGATATGCCTGAGATATCAATTCACAAAGATTTAAAAATGTGTTGACTGGTTTTTGAATTGTAGGTAAGTCTGGAGTTACATTCCAATCAACTAAGAACTGCTCAATCTTTTTAGCATGACCAAACTCGTCCTCAGATTCTTTGGCAAAAAATTCTCCAGCCTTAAAATATCCTACATTATTGCACCAATTTGATGCTGCACGGTAAAAGTATGCCGCCTTAAACTCGTCATTTAAACGAGGAAGCAACATGCCTACAATATCAGATGGTAATTTTACAGGTTTTTTCATATTACAAATTTAATAAAATTTATTAATCAGTTATCTCTTTTGATCTGTTATTATAAGAAAAATATTCTGCAAAATCTGGCTGATCCATAATATATCCTTGTTGATAATCAAATAAGTCCTCAAAATAATCTCTTACCATTCTTTGCAAACCTATATTAGTGTTAGGTATATTGTTATAAGCCTCTCTGATATCTTTAATATCTACACCATTAACAATGGTTGATGGAGGATTAGCAAAGAACTCTGCTTTCTCACGTTTCATCATTTCAACTTTGAAATTCTCCGAAAACTTATTTTTTGATTCGGCATCTTGATATATAGAATCAGCTTTATATAAAGCTTTATTTAATTCATCATCAGTCATATCTTCTCTAAATGATGACTTAGGTTCATTTGAAGCAATATTATATTTTATTTTAGCTTCATATTTTGCCATTTCAGCTAAATCTTGGATCAATGAAAATGCTATAACATTAGCTTCTCTAATCGCATCTTTACTGTATTTATCTTTATTTTTACGAATTTCATCTAAATCTTTAAATTCGTTTTTATTTTCCTCTATTAAGCGAATAAATGACTCTGTGGCGGCATTTGAAAGTAGTTCCGTCTCATCTTTATTTTCACCTTGAACAATCAATCTGCCTTTGCCATCTTCAAAATCAAGAACACCAGCCACAAGATTGTATTTATCATCACTTGACATAATAACAATATCTTGTTCTTTTTCGGAAGAATCTTTTAAAACATTTAACAAAGCTCTAGACATAGGCAAAGCTTCACCTTTCATAGCTAAATTAACATTAGCCAACATTACTAAGCCAGATAGAAGTTTTTTATAGTCAACAACATCTTTGTCGTTAAAGAATTTACCACCTTCTTCCCAAACATCAGCTATTGTAGCTCTGTTATATTTAGGCTCAGATATTAAATCCTGTGTTAATATTACAGCCTCTCTTGTGAAGTCTGATATCGGAGGAGAAATTATACCTAATAAATCAGCCATCATTTCATCAGGTGCATCACTCTTATTAAAATCAACACCTTTCACATAATAGAATGTCTGTAGATAGTCATCAATAACTTTAGAATCAAAATTTGGACTATTTCTCATGGCTTGTAAGGCCCCAATAGCAGTAGCTCTACCAGTTAATCCAAACTTAGAAGTGCCAAGTGTCATGGCAAGATTGACAAATATATCTGATGCGAAAGAAGTTATTCCCTCTTTTGATTCAAATTTACTTAAAGCCACTTTCGCCTTTTCCTTCTCCTCATCATCTCCAAATCTGATGTTCCATAACTGATTTAAAATATAACCTAATATTGGATATATACTTAAAGAGTAAGATGACCCAAACACTGATCCTAAACCATCTGCAAATTTCTTAGAATCTAATCTCACGGCTCCAATAGCAGCTTCTTTAGTGCCATACATGAAGTTGGTAACATCTCGGTAAACGAAGTTGTTAAAGAAGTTTACAATTGGACCTAAGAAGCTATTAGGATCAACAACACCCTTTCTCTCATTAAGCTCGCCTGTAACAGCATCTTTGACAAAGAATATCTCTGGAAGAACTTTGTACTTCATTCTAGTTTGACCCTTAAGAGATCCTCCACGAATTTTACCTATTTGTCTGTTAGCATAAGCAGCAGCTTCTTCGATAAAATACTGGTGTTCTGGAGAGTTCAAATGTTTTGCTTGGTTGTATTTCTCTCCGCTTAATTGATAGAAATGACGCTCAAAATTACCCATCCACTCACCAAATACAGTAGGACCTGCAATGTTTAGGGCAGAGCTTGTAATATTCTCTATAAACCCAAGCATTGACTTTCTATTCAACTTAGATCCGCCCATAGAAGCGTAAGTTTTAAATCTCCAACCCATGTCAGCAACAGGGCTGTTAAACTTCTCCATTATCTTTTTAGCTTCAATCATTGATAAAGGATTGAACCCTTTCAATGTTTTCTGTCTTAACGCTCCAGAAGTTACGTTGGTAATTAATTCCGTAACCAAACGCTTAGGAGGTAGTAAAACTTTTTTAGCAAAGGCACTAGCCAAATTATTGTATGCCCTTGTTAATATATTCTCCCCTTCTGGTCTAGATATCTCAAAGTCTACACGCTTTCTATTTGAATTTGATATAGCAGATAATACAGATCTTTCAACAGGAGTGGTTGAATTTTCTTTTGCATTCTGAATTACAGCATTTGTAAAAGAAATAGCATCGTTCAAATAGTAATCTCGTGCAGACTCAGTAATTTGTTCGGCAACAATTTGATCAATGTTAAAGTTTAAAGGTCCGTTTGGATCAACAAGCACCCTAGTATATGAAGAACCAGATCGAATAGATCCATATTTACCAAATGTGCCTTTTAATAAATCAGCTTCAGCCGCATTTTTGTAGTCTCCAACATACTTACGAGGAGAGTGAAAAGGATTTAATTCCCCGTTGATTCCTCGGATAGCATTGGCATTTACAATTAACTCACCTGCCTTTTGAACATTCTTTCTGAATAATTCATAAACAGAGTTTTCATAATTACTAAATACAGATGAAGGATCATTAACATATGACTCGTATATCTTAGAATAGTCTAGCTTGCCATTAGTGACAAAGTTTGGATTACTCATAAGATCCTCATATATATTATCTAAAATATATACATCGCTACCATAAGCTGCTCTTACCACAGGATCATTCAATTGTTTTCCTAACCAATCATTTGATTTTTGACCGAAGAAAACAGCTTTGTGTCCACTGTCTAAGATATGAGATATCACGCCTACTCTAGTATCATAGTATGTGTCATAACTAACCTTAGCTGTATATCTCAATATATCTCTTCCAAATATCTTTATTGGTTTATTTGGGATAGATTTTTTAGGAACAAAGCTGAAGAATCCAGACTTAGGTTTTCTTATAGCTTTCTTCTCTTCATAATATTTATCAATATTATTCTTAACGTAAGTATTCATCTTACGGATTCCTCTGTCTATAGGATCGATAAGATATTTGTATATACTACTTTCCTGACCAATACCTAAAACTTTTTCCCATTGGAAAGATTCCTCGGTAAATAATCTACGCTTCATCAAATTAGTAACGATGTTTTTCATCTTGCCATACAAACCATTTAATTGATTTGTAATAGCCTTACCCATTTGACGGTAGCGAACCTCAGCTTTATTTACAATATCTCTAAAGTCAGCTTCTGGCATAAAGCCATACTCCATTCGATCTAGAGCTTCTTCAAGCTTCATTAAATCTTTAATGTCTAACTTCATCAAACCTTCAGATTTTGAAACACTCATCAATGTCTCAAATCGTCCCCATAGATTTTTTTGATCTCCAATCAATCCGCTAACATCAACTCCTGGAATCTTTTGTATTAAGTTAGATATAATTTCTCTTTTGAGATTATCTATTTGATCTTGGTGATTCTCATCATAAATTCTTAAACCATCTTCCATTGAATACAATGTATCCAACATCTCAGCTCTTTCAACCTCGTCTATAGATCCATTGTTGTATAAAGAATTTACAATATTTACTGCTGAATTAACAAGCTTAACAAATTCACGATACTCTTCAATGCTATTAATATCAAAGTCATTTATTTCGTTTAGCTTATCCAAGTAATCATCCTGTGTAACAATCTCTGGAATATCAATGTAATTCTCTAAAGCTTTATCAGCTAATGCCATATCCATCATTGAATGGTCTGGGATATTTTGATTTAACATTTCAACAACGTCAAAATATTCAGACATCTCACTAGGAGTCAAAAGCATCTCTCCATCTGATCCAAACAAAGGAATGGTCAAGAATTTTTTAACAGACTGAGTGTATTGATTGTGCTTTCTCTTTAATGCCTCTTTTCTATTTTTCTTTAAAGAATCCATCTGAGAAGCCATTTTTTGATTAGCCACAATCTTATCTACATACTCTATGAAATTAGATAATTGCTTATCTGTCATGGATAGATTTAAACTCAAAGCTCTATTAACAATTGCACGCATTTGTGCAGGAGTTAATTTATCTGATATTCCAGAGCTTTTAAGATAATCTTTAACCCAAGAAGATAACATCTTTCTCATATCCCTTTCACCCTTCATTTTCTCCTTGAAGGATTTCTTCATGTCGCTAACAACAGCCTTGATGTCAGAAGCCATCTTCTTAATTTGTTGGTTCAAGGCATCCCTCTCTGTTGTTGTTAAAGTTATCTCTGGCTGATTTGCTCTTTCCTGCTTCTGAGTGTTTTTGATAATGTTATCCAACTGCTTTCTAACATCAGCCTTGATTTCATCGGCAGTTGAAAACTCAATGCCTGCATTAATTGCATTAGATAAAGCCATCTCTATAGCTTTTTCTTTTGTCAAGTTCTGAGTATCCATGTAGGATTTAGCATCTCCAGCAATCTCTCTTGAAATGGTCTTAACAACTTCTTCTTTTACCGATTGCTCAATCTCTTTCTTTCTAAAAGATGATTTATCCCTAACAGACTTTATCTTTCTAACTTGATCGATAAGATTATTTAGAGAAAATTGTAAGCCAGATCCCGACTTAATTCTACCGATAGCCTCTTCTATTGCAGTATCTAATAATATACTATCATCTTTGCTTAGATCGCTTCTTTTCGCCTGCGACTTTGTAACAGTTCCAGATTTTTTATTTTGCTCCAAAACTTCATTAGCCTCAAATTTTTCAAGCTCTGGATTAAATTCAACTGTAGAAGGATATTCTTTATCTGGTCTCATATAAAACTCACCCTTCATCTTCTCAGTTGTCTCAGCTCTTAAATTATCACCCCATTTGGCAACAGTCATTGGATATCCAATTTTAGCAGCTTCTTGAGCAATAAATGCCGCTTGTTTATTCGCATCAAAAGTTTGTCCTGGATACATCTTGTCAAACTCAGCTTTTGCTGCATCATAAAGATTTAAAGGATCCTCATTGAATGGATAAACTTTATCTTTTGGAACTCTTACTACATACCCATATTTACCAGATACATCCAATACGTCAGGACGAGTATAGTACATGCTGATATTTAAGCCAGGTCTCTCGTCTCTTCCTGTTCTAGAAGTATTTTTACCAAAGTATTTAGGATCAATGGAGGAGATTTTATTTGGAGAATAGTGGTAGAATAAATAATTACCTTGATCATCCTCAGTCATCTCGCCCGTTAATTTAGCCTGATCTATTAATGTATTAGATTTTGCTTGAGATTTGGATGATAAGGCATTTTTTATTTGTTTAGTTTCAAATACCACATATTGAGAACCTTTATATCCAAAATCTCCTGTTGATTTTGCTATAAAACCATCTTTGCCTTTTTCATAATTATCAGGTATACTTTTAGCATCTATAGAATCAACTATTGTAGGATTTTGAATATCTAAATATGCTTCTTGAACTTTAGCGTATTTAAAATATTGTTCAGGAAAAGGTTCCCCAGTTTCTAATAATTCATTTGGTACATCTTTATAATCGTCATTTCTTTTATCTCTTTCAACTAATTCGTGTTGATGAGCAAAAAATAATGCAAAATCATAATTATCAGTGAAATAAATACCTTTATCTTCTTTAGTCTGAGAAGGTTTAAATTCAGTAAAAGTAGGACCTCCATGATATACCAATAAAGGATCACCATTACTATCTACAACCTTAGTATTTTTTAATTCAGGATATCTCTCTAATGCTTCTTGTGGAGTTATAATTACTTGAGATTTAGACTTAGACTTATTTGATGTATTAATTCTAACAGGGGCATATGGAATATTTCTAGCTCCAGCAAAATTTGCTCCATACTCTAAATCAGATAATAATACGTTATCTTCAAGTTTTTCAGATGTTGTTATATCTCCATCATTTACAGAAGCTAAAATTTCCCTCCAATTATTTCTTTCCGATAACATATGAACAGTCACTCTTTGACCATCTACTGTTTTCATTACTCCTGGATAAGAAATATGTTTTCTTTCTTTCGCTGGAATATTAGACTCATCTTCTACAATTAATTTAGAAGGTATTTCAATATAAGCAACTGCTGATTCAGAGGGAACGTTTTCCATAAAACCTTCTTCTTGCACATTACCTAATCTTTTGGTTGCTGCATCAACTGTTATTTTTCCGCTTTTATTTAGTGGGATATTTAACTTATCAGACAAACTACTAAAGTTAATTTCATTAGATTTAAATACCTCAGCTATAATTTTCTTTCCAACATCAACTCTTTTCTTAAAAGTCTCATCATTAGAGCTTATAAAATAATCTTTTATAATGCTATGAAGTTCTTTTGCACTTAATTTGCCGCTAAATAATTTAATCCCATCATTATCCTTTTCTTCTTTAACTGCCGTATTTAATGCATTTCTAAACACACTTAATGGTATATCACCATCTTGAACCGCCAACTCTAAAATATCCATAGCGGCAGCCATTCCGTCTCGACTACTTAACACTTTTAAATCTGTTGATTTAAATACAACTACTCTTACAGGTTTGCCTGGGTATTTATCAAATATTTTATTCACTAAATTGACAAATATCTTTGACAACTTAGGAGTTGAGGCCCAGAATGTACCATCTTCATTATATTTAAGAGCAAAATGCAAACCTCCATTACCCTGTAATACTATTCTTTTATCTCCTTTCTTATATTTAATTCCATCAACTTCTGTGTCTTTTTTATAAGTACCATAAGATAGGTCACCTACCATTTTATTATCTGGGAACATTGATATTACAACTTCACCATTTAAATCTTCTATTTTTGCATTTTGAATTAAGTACCCATCATCTTCCAATTTTTTCAAATCAGATTCTGGCATAAGAGTGGCTTCAAAATCTCCTCCTAAAGCATATTTTGTTTTTAATTCACCATTTGTATCAACATTCTTAACTTCCTCCTTAACAGGAGTAACTCTAAGCTTACTACCTGAAGCGACACTAGCCGAGAATGTTTGTAAGAACTCCATAACTTCTTCTGGAGAAGAAGTGTTATCAATTGCTTTTAATCTATTGCCAAAATATCTTGATATTATTTTATTGATGAAATCACCTATAGATTTAAGGATAGACTTTGTTGTAGGACTAGACATGTCTAACTGCGTGATAAGACCTACCAACTCAGACAAATACTCCTCAGCACGTTCAGAATCATTGTATATTTTATTTGATACTAAGTCGCTAATAAAATCATCAAAGGACATCGTAAAACTTTTTCCATTTTTATCTACACCTTTGATCAATTCACCTTTTGCTAAATCAGAAATTTTCTTTTTAAACTCTTCAAAAACAGCAGGATTCTCACCAAATATCTTAAACAATAATGCGTGAGTCATCTCGTGAGAAACTGTCCTATAATTGGCATTGGATAAGTTTATAGCTATAACACCCTTATTCCCATCTGCTGATCTAGTAAATGAACCACTAGTCCCTGTAGTCCCATTAATAGATCTTTGATAATCATCATATTCCTTTTCATTTTCAAATACAATAATATCGTAGTCTGGGAGGATTGACTTTAATGTTCTTGCCGCATTATTTGCTTGCTCAACAATTCTTTTTTTCTTAGGGTCCGTAGAACGATCAGATAACTCTCTTGAACGTGTTTTATCAGACATGTTGAACCCTGCTTGATTAGCATTTTCAACAGCTTGATCAAATGTAACTTTTTGTTGTGGGGCAGTTTCTGGAGCAGTTTCAGTTTCTGTTGAAGATCTTTCTCTACGAGACGTTATCTGATCTATGTTATCAACTTTCGATTTATTATCAGCAAATCCTTCTATGTTAGGAAGTCTACCTTCACGCATAGCTCTTGCTACCTCTTTAAATTCAGCATCATTAAATTGTCTAGGATTTAAACCTGTACCACCTGTTTTTATGTTTTCAAATGTGCCTAAATCAAATAAAGACTCTTGATCTGCTAATCTTGCAAATTCAATCGCCTGCTCTCTTGATGATGCTGGAGCAACAATATTTAAATCTATAGATACTTTATTGCTATTAGGGAATTTATATATACCAAATTTAACAACATCTGTATCACCTATTTTGCTAGAATGCTCCTCAACAAAATCAGCAATCATTTCTGGAGTTATTTCTTCAGTAGTTGTATTTTTACTAATAACAGGAATAACTAAACCAACCCCTTCATATTTATCTCCACCTATATTAAATGTGGCCCCATCTTCAGCAGAAAGATCTAAAGACTTAACTCTATTTAATTCTTCAGTTGTATTTTGAGTTATAGCAGGCTTATCTATTATTACTTCCTCCTCGACTGCTTCGGTAGTGACTTGAGGTTCTGCTTGGGATACTCCTTTCTCCACTTGTTGGCCAACTGCGGCTTCTGGCTGTACAGGAACTTGACCTGTTTCTGACTCTTGAACGGCATCTTCTTGAGGATTAAATTTATAATTATTATTTATTATTTCTAATGCTTTAGGAAGACGTGCCTCCTGTTCTTCTTTTTTAACTCCACTGTTAAATAAAACAGTTCTCACTGAACCATCTGGATTTAAAAAGAATAAATTAACACCTAAATTATTTAGCTCTTCATTAACCTTTGATCTTTGGTCAGCTCTCTCATCAGCAGCCTCTAAAACATCATTTAACTGCTTCTGTGTTGCCGATATTATAGAATCTATCTTAACATTGGATACTCCTTTTTTAGCTAAAGCATTTTGCGATTCTATTAAAGACTGTAGCTTTAGAGACAGGTCTAATATATCACCCTTTGCAACGTCATCGTATTGCTCAAACACCTCGCTTGCAGCAAGTTTATCATATTCCTCTTTTATATTTTTTAACTCCTTAAAAGCAGCCGTTTCTTTGAAATCTTTATTAGAGTTTAGTACGTTTTCTAATATAGAATCGTAATCTCGACCCATCGCTAAGAATGTTTGTTTCCTAGTAAGATCACTCATCTTTTCATTAAAGATAGACTTAATAGTAGATCCTGAAGACATAAGACCACCTACAAGTCCTCCGATAGCAACATTGTCAAAATATTGAGTTAAAGACCTGCCGAAATTACCAGTTTTTGGATCTATAATTTCTAATTCTCTAGCCCCAATAGCGGACATAAATCCTTCTTCAACGATAAACTGATTACCTTCCTCGACAACACCTTCCTTAGCAACATGGCCTAATATATTTGCCATTGATTTTCCTGTAATCTCAAAAAAACCTGCTGATATTTTTGAGGCAATTTGAGCTGACGTAAGACCATCTCTTATACCATTAGATACAATCTGTCTTGCCATTCTCTTTAAGGTGATTTGTTGGAAAGTAGGAATCTCTGGGAATAAGCTTTCCATCATAGATACAACATAACCTAAAGAACCTCCCATAGCAAAAGCTTGCATAGGAGAGTATCCTGCCTCCTCCGCTTCTTTCATATATTCACCGCTTAGTCTTGTGGCAAAATAAGCTGTAGTTGCATTTGTTGCTGCATATTTTACACCTGCTTTCACTCCTGATTGGAGACCTATTTTAACTGCACCTGCAGTACCACCAGCAGCAGCAAGTAAGTCTGGAGTAAGTTGTATAACTGTACTTGCCCACCACGCAGCTCCGTATTTTTCATAAGCAGGATTTACAACTTCTTTAGAAAAGTATTCAGTTGTTCCTTTAAACCATTCTTTTTCTATGTCAGCAGATGTCCATACATTCTCATCTTCATTGATCCAATTCTCCTCAACATCATACCCTAAAGCCTGGCTTGGATAAGACACAACAGTCTCAACAAATCCACCAGCATATTTTATTGTTTGAAGAAGTCCTCCTCCAGATGCTGAACCTGCCTGCATTAATTTATACGGCATATCAAATACAAAACCCCAAAAATCTTCGTCATTAGCACGATCTTGATATCCCTTCTTCTCGTGATTTTTTAAAATTTCGTAACCTTCAAAATTAGAAAGCTCGCCATTTTGTGCCTTGGTTTTTAACTGAGTTATATTTAAATTACCATTTTCATCTTCTATTCTCTGTACATTTTTCTTATCCCAATCCAAAATATCTATCTGCTCCAATGTACTATTAAGCTCTTGTAGTCTAACTATATTAGAATCCTTAGATAATTCATTTAATCTTGAGTTAATATTCTCTAACTCCTTATACAAGCCACCTGTTTTGTTTACATATGAACTGTACTGAGATAATAATCTGTTTGGCTCTTTTATTCTCTCATATACTTTGTTGTATTCATTAGTAAGAGCCTCTATCTCAGAGACTAATTTTTCACCCTCTTCTTGAGCTTCCTCTGAGGCATAATATTTTTCACCATCTTCCTCTATAATTAAAGAAGATAGCTTTTCATTTTTACTGTTAATTTTTTTCTCTATATCTGAAAGCTCAACTTTTACGGTGTTGATTTCAGACATTGCATTTTTAATTTGTTTATCATCAGCAAGGCCATCCTTTGACTTTTCTTGGTTAAGTCTATTAGTCAAATACTCGGCACGGATCCTTAAAGAATCACCATCAGATTCAACCCCATTTATAGCTAAGTTTTCACCTGCAATAAACGCCTCTGCCTGAGGTCTATTTATATAGTCGCTATACGAGTTTGAATATATTGTTGATGCAAAATCAGCGTCTCCTTTGTTTACAGTGTAGTTGTTTGATTTTCTTGCTGCCTCTGTCCATCCAATCTCTTCCCTTTTATCATTTGAAACGATATCTTCATATTCAAAAGGATTTGCCTCATCTAATCTAGATTGATAAATTTGTCTCAATCTATCTCTTTGTTCCGTCTTATATTCTGGAACCCCCTTTTCTATTTGAGCCTGTATGTATTTATCTGCCAATACATATCTAGCATCTCTTTTTAATTCTCTGGCAACACGCTTTGCCTCCTGATCAAAGAGTTGATTAAGTCTTTCTTGATATCTTTCTGGATCTGTTAAAGGATCTATTATTTGCTCTTGGCCAGCTACAGCCGCATTAGCAACTCCACCTTCAATAACCTCAGTTACTTGAGGCTTAAAATATGTATTTAAATACCCACTGTTTTTAACCTTATTAATTAAGTCTGTCTCTGTAGATAGAAGAATATCTTTTGTAGATATTTTTGAATGTGTAATAAAGTTTTTTGAGTCTTGAGAGATATTCAAATTTCTTGAGAAATCCTCATCTAAATTATTTATGTATTTAGTCTCATCTAAAAGATTTGCAGCATCCTCTATCAACTTATTATCTTGCATTCTTCTATTTGCACCAGATAAGTTTTTCTCAATCTTATTGATGGCTTTCTTCTCGCCAAAATATTCTTTAACATCCCCTACTGCTTCCTTTGCCCAATCTAATGCTTTTCCAAAGATTGATTTCTTACCCTTATCTTCCTTCTTTGTGCCTTTGATCTCAATAATATTTGTACCTTTATTGGCCCCAGACTCGTACTGAAATGTTGGATCGGTTTCTAAATCACCTGTTTCCTCATTGTATTTAAATCCTAATTTGTCAGCATATTTTATTCTGTGCTGCTTTAAATTCTCGCTATAATCTGAATCTAACTTTCCATTGTAGTCAGCAACCGTGATCACAGCCTGGTTTAAATCTTGCCACATACTATCATCATCATAGAACTTTGTATCTGGCTTTTCATTAATTACATATTTCCAAACGGCATCATTTTCAACACCCTCCATCAATTTTGGCTTAGAACCAACGCCCTTAGCACCTGTAGTTTTATCTTGAATTATGTATTGATATTTCTTTCTTCCTCTTTTATCTTTTTGATCGGTAGTATATACACCAATAATTTCTACACCAGGAAGTGGATTTTCAAATTCTTTAACTCCACCTTCAGTAGGCAATTCTTGCCCATCTACATTCTCCTCTTTCTTCTTTTTTCTTTTTCTCTTACCACCATCATCAATCATATTTACATCTTCAGATGCATCAACATTCATACTATCTTCAGAAACCTCATCCTCTGGCAAGCCCATGTCTTTAGCCATTGTATTTTCTTCTTTAATGAAATCTTTTGCACCATCAATAGACGAATTAATATTCAAGGAATATTTATCTCTAAAGTTTTTTCTTACCTTATTCCCTGTCTGAATAGCACTAGCAGCAGGATGAAAAAAAGTGCCTAAATCATATGGGTTATTTGGATTGTTAGGGTCTGGATTTTGATTTAAATCCACCTCTTCTTCAACTACATCTTGTTTAGGAGCCGCCCCAAAAACAGACGTAGGGGCAGATGGCATCTCCATTGCTTTTGGAACTGCTAAAAAATCTGGTAAGTCAGATTGAACTTGATCTTCAGTAGAGACCTCTTGGGTTTCTCCTGTAATCGGATTTTGCGGCTCTGAAACCTGCCCTAATTGCTGAGCAGATTCTTCCATAAAATCCTCTTTTTTTTTTACGCCTTCATATGTAGAAACATCATATCCAGCCCAATTAGCTAATTTTGAAATATGTTCATTATATTCTGGATCCTGCATTCTTTCTTCAAACTCTTCGTATGTTGCTGGTTCAGAAATACGAGGTTCTTGAGATAATAAAAGGTAGAGATCTTGTAAATTTGCCATTGAATATTATTTTAGTTTTCAAATATAAGAATAAATAACGTATCTTTTACTGTAGCTTAAATAAGTCAGTTATTTGTCCACTCATACCTAACTGTCTTAATAAATCTGTATCATTACCTTGGGGTTCTAATCCAGCTATAGTTGAATACAATATAACACGGTCTGTATTATTATCTAAGAGACCCCATAAATTACCAAATTGATCATATTTAACAGAGGTTATATATCCATTTTTACTACTTCCATCTGGTAATACAAAGTCAGATTTTGAGCTACCAAATGTACTAGCAGAACCAGTTGTCATTAAATTCCAATAGTTATTACCTGGAGCATTTGTCTTAGCTAATTGCTGCGGTGTTACTGAAAGAATTCCTGTAGCTGAATCAAAATCTACAGCACCAAATTTATTCCCATTCCATCCCCAAGCGGAAGCTCTATCATTTTTACCTGTCGCTATTTTAATCTTACCGCTTCCAGCATCCCATGTTGGATTAGAACCATTGATATCTGCCATAGCAGTTTCTTTTGTAGGGGCTGGAATATTAACATTTGCTGGAGTTGTTGTACCACCACCAAAGCTTGCATTAAAATTAAATGTAGACTTATCTCTATATTGTTGCATAGAAGCGTCTTTTAATGCAATAGCATCAGATATTTTAGCTTTTAAATAATCATCGTATTCTTTATATACAATTCCATTAGCATCTTTATATTCAGAATCTTCTAATAATTCTTTTTCCTTTTTATACTCAAATAAACTCTTTTCAGTAGTATAAGCTGGGTCTAATCTTACCAGATTTAAAATTTCTGGAAGCTTTGTTTCATTTATTTCTTTTACAATAGTAATCTTTTTGCCCTTGTCTTTTTCATCTTTTATACTTTTTATTACAGCGTCCATTCCAGCTGAGTTAACTGCCTTAGCAATAATTGGAGAGATATTTGGTTTTTTAGCAATTATACTATATGCAGTATACGCTTCTTGTATATTACTCTGTAACTCATCTGCATCTTTTGAGGCGTCTATTTTCTTAACAAGAAAATCAGCTATCTGTGGGTCAGCAGTCCTCAAGGTGATTTCTAGATTTTTCAATTCACTTGCAGCACCTTTAAATTGCTCTGCTGTTGTTTTATATTGATTTAGGTCCGATTGAAATAAATTATAAGCGTCATCGCTTGGATCGCTTAAGTTGTGACCTTGAGCAGCTAATTGAGAATATTGATCTATGATTTTTTTTCTCATTTCTGAGAGATTATCATTAAATGTCTTATTAGCTGTCGCATAAATATCAACATTTAACATTCTTTTATTCTCTTGGTCTTTTCTCTTAGCCTGTTCTGATTTATACTTCTGTGCCTCTAATTGAGACTGACCAATATTTTGTATAGCACTACCAAAGCTTATGGGTTTATACACATAAGCTGGTGGAATCAATTCATTTGTTTCTATAGCCATTGTATATTTGTGTATATATTTCCGTATAGTTCTTTAAGCCTTGCTTTAATGGCAGGCGTAGCGTTTTCATATAAACTTTTAACCTCTGCTTCGCTTGTGTTTCCTGTCAAAACAGAATTAGGCAAAGCGTCTATTAAAGAATTGTTTATTTCTGCTGCGGATTGGGCTTGTCCAATACCCATCAAAGTATCTCCTGCTGATTGAAACGCTGTACCAACATTTTCAGTTCCACTTGCACGGAGGGCTTGTATCTGCTCTAATTTTTGCTGATAAGGTAAATATTTATTTATCTCAAAAGCTTTATCTTCATACCCCTGTAGATTTCCTAAAGAGCTTAAATACTCCTGCTGAAGACCTAATTTTTGAATAGCCGCATTACCTAAAGCCTGGTTGGTAGTATCCATAGCGGAGGCTCCAGCTTGAACTAAAGCACCTAAACCTGCCGCACCAGAGGGAGCCATTTTTGCAATATTTTGGTTAACATTTGCTAGGTTCTGATTAATACCCTGCATCTGCTGAGTAAGTCCAGGAGCCTCACCTTGAGCTAAAGCAAGTTGACCAGCAACGGCATTTTTAGCTAAATCATACTGATATTGAGGCTGCTTGCCCAATTTTTCAGCTAATTTTTTAGCTTGCCTTTGCTGATAAAGCCCATATCCTAATTGACCCAAAGCTTGTAAGCCTCCTGCAACGGCCATTGTTGTCATTCCAACCATAACTATTCAAATTTATTGTTCAAATATACGATTTTTTTTATTGAAAAAAAGGTTCGCTTGGGGTAAAGTTTACACCAACGCTCATCAATATTTTTTTCCGTGTTGTATCATCATTAAATAAAGAATGGTTTAATACATAGCCTCTTAATTCTCTTCCGTTTAATTTAGCTATTGCTGATGATGGATATCTAGGATCTGTAGCGTCTCTAAAATATCTTGATACATAATAACCTTCTTGGTTTTTTAATGCTGCAACAGGTATGTCGCTTGCCATTCCATTAGGGTAAGTTTGATTAGAAGGTACTGATACTTCTACTCGAAATGGATAATTTGCCTGTTGTAAGTGCGTGTAGAATCTCTTAACAACGCTAGGAGATTCATTAAAAATAAATTGGATATTTTGCTCTACACCGTTTCCAAAAAATGTTAATTCATCGCCAGAATTTTCTTCATATAAACTACCAAAATCTCCAGCTTTATCACCTACAGTAAAAAACTTATTACCTAAATATGTGGCATGAAGAACACCGTGTTCAATGTGAGAAACCCATCTTTGTAAGATATAAGAGTATACTAATCCAACTCCATTATCTCTAATTGAATAAGTATTATAATATAAGAATACATCATATTTCCCAGCAGGAATTTCATTTACAACGGTTCCAGATATAGTTATATTTGTGACATTCTTAACAGGGTCATACACTATGGTAAGTATGGTTGCCGTTAAATTATTTTCCGAGTTCTCAGCACCATATATTCCTATAGTTTGATCCACATATAATAGGCTAGTAACATCGCCTACTAAAACAATAGTGTTTGGAGCTTTAAACGAAGCAACCTCAAGCTCTACATATGAATTACTAGAATTTCGAGTGGTATATATAATATATTCACCTGTTGATCTATTTATATGAGATTGAATATTTGATAGAACCCCACTATTTTCATTAACATTTTGAGTAAATGTAAACGCCCCATTCATGAATTTTCTATCTCCATTGCAGATATTATATATTCCTCCAGAGGTTATAGCAATAAATGTTGAGTTATAATAATCGTAAGCGTATATATTACCCTCTGATTTTACAATACCTCCAGGATGAACACATCCATAATCGTCATCGTGAGGTCTTATAGATGCAAATGTCTGATCAGATATAACAACATTGTTAGTACCATCTCCATTAAGACCGAATGCCTTTTGTACATATATCGAGCTTATCTTTCTATCTTGGAATGCCTTTAAAGTATCCCCAATATGCATCAATCTATTTATAGGACCAAATTCATCTTTTAATGATACTTGATTTTGAAATTCAACTTGACTAAGTCCGTTTATTTGACTATTATCAATTAAAGAATTAGTATGATAAACAGTTGTTTTTAACTCCTGTCTTTTTGCAAATGGAGAGAATAAACCTAACCTTCCCTTATTGTTCCAATTAGATATGTAATAATCTGAATAATGAGGGTCTTCGCAGAACCAAGCCCCTCTAATATCATTGGCATCATTAACATCCTCATAAGCACCATCATAATCATAGCCAGTTGCCATAATTCTCTGCCTAATATACACGTCTCCACAATCTAAATCAACAACAGCATTAGTTGTATTTAATACCTGTGCTGTATCTCCATCATGTCTTCTATTTTGTGTATGAGGATCTATAATATCCCATTCAATTCCTGTCTCATACCAAGGATCATTTTCACTTTCTTTTTTAGGCGTGTATATTTCTATCTGAAACCCTCCAGATGCAAATCCTCTACGGCTATTATTACCTGTATAAAATAAATAATCCCCAAGTAAAGAAATATCAAAATAATTTACTGTAATTGACTCACCTTCGTTTTCATCACCTGGATTATATGATAAAACATTCAACTCATAATTTATCTCGTCTGTATTTGTTACATAACTTGGATAATAATTATAATCATCGTAGTCCACATTGTTTTTATACACACTCATTGTGTAACTAGAAAAGTTCAATGTAGCATTTGGGGCATAAGCACCCACACCTCCTGCAAATTCAACAGCTACTCCATACGAAACATTTATCCCTGCGGCTAAAGATAGAAATGGCGTTACACCATTTATATTAATGGTCATTCCATTTGTAAGGGTAGTATAAACATTAGAACTTAAAGTTCCAATAAATGCCCCTGTAGAAGTATTGTATAAAACAAATTGAACAGTTGCAGATGTTGGAGTTGCATATCCTAAATCCCAACTTAAAGTAAACTGTGAATTAAATTCAAACCTATAATTAGTTACACCGACAGTTGTAAATGCACCAGGTGGTGAGAAAGCTCCTGTAGGGTCACATATTACAGTTAAATGGTCATTTGTCGGAGGATTGGACTCAAACAAGAAATAATATGTGTCTAATAATGTAGGATTTAAAGGTCTAGTTATAGATCCTAAATTAAGTCCATTAGATATTAGAAGAGCATTTTCCTTAGTAAACAAGGCTCTCTTTCTTACAAAACGAACAAAGTCCCCTTTCGAAGGAGTTTGATTAATTGAAGCTCCCTCGTAATTAGGCTTGTAATAATTATCTAGAAATAATTTAACCGTAGTATCTGGGTTGTAAGTTGCCTTAATTACTGATCTTTGTTGGAAATTAGCAATATTAGTAGAAGGCTTATACAGTATTTGGTAATTTGTAGCCCAAACAGGTGGTTGAAAATCATCTGGAATAGTCATTTGCATAGTTGTATAGAAGGGTTTTCTTCTCAACGAACATATGTTATTTAAGTAACTATCTTGATAATCGTAATAAAAAGGATTGTAAACACTTCCTGTAGGTATAGTTAATACAGTTCCATCACGATTAGCCCTGTCATAATACTGAATTGCAAACTCATGCGTAGCCCCTGTTTTAAAGGTTCTTTTAGCATTATTAATCCTCAACACATTTATATTTAAACTATATGACTCTGTATTTGATGGCTCTAATTGCCAATCAGTTTGATTATACCAAGTATTATAAATCAAATCAATAGTAGGCCAGTTAACTAAATTACCATCATATGTAAATGGCGATCCAATAGTCGCTGCAATACCATTTGAATTAAGAAAACTTAATAAATCCTGAGTTACATATAGAATTTTTAATAAATCTGTATTATAAACTGTTCCATCTACAGCTGGAATTGTGTAATACAAAACAGGGTCTGGAGTCAATAAATTATTATTAGCACCTGCTGTTGCCGATGATTGCTTTAATTGCAGTATCAATATATCACCAGGTTCAAATCTATATTTTAAAAAAAATTGTCCTTTAACATTACTTAAACTAATAATATTACGTCTCGTTCCTAGGTAAGGTATATTAATAAAGTCAGCTAGTGGAGCGGTAAAAGCCGTGTTATCTATAGTATTAATATTTATATCAAAGTCAAAATTAACATCTGTTAAATCTGGCTTATCATAACCCTCTATTATATTACCCATCGCAAACTCATTAGACGGCAAATACTCAACGCATTTTGCAATCTGAGGCACTAAGTCATAATTCCGTTCTGAGTTGCTAATTGGGACCCCAGCAGTCTCATTTTTAAAGTCTACAGTTACATTAGAATAATCAGCCCAACCTTGCTCTGATTTTATAAACTCTTTGTACAAGAAAAACTCTGAGTTGTTGCCAATTCTATACGCAACCCTGATTATTTTGGCTATTGAAGATCCTGTGCTTATATTTAAGCGAATCGTGTTATCAATATATGGATCTATATTAGTTGTCCCAGATATATACTCACTTTCATTAGGGAGAAATAAATCCGATATAGGAGACCATGCAGATTCTTCTTTGTCATCATAAATATATTGATATCTAAATTGGAATAATTTATTCTTTAAGTTGTTAGCTGATTCTGTAGTATCTGTTATGTATTGACCTGTTGGAGAAAACAATGGTGGATGTTTAATCCAATCTAAATTATCAAATGTAATTTCAGAATAACCCTCTGGATCAATTCCTCCGCTTTCTGTATATAATATTGCCTTTTGTATATTGATCTTGCGTGGAGGATTAAAATCTGGCAATCCAGTAGGATCTAATTCATAAGAATTAAAATAATTGTCTGTCCAATAAAGTAAACCATCAACTACTGCCGCATGATATATTCTATTTTGCAGTTTAAAATTTAATATACTATCTTGAAGTATAAGCTGATATTCTTGACCAACAACATTATATCTCCATATTGAATGATTACCTTCAGAGTTCCATGAAAATAATATTAAATTACCTGCCTTATACCCCTTCCCTTCAATATCTTCGCAGCTGCCTATAATTACATTCTTACCCCTAGGTAAATCTGGATTTTCTATTAATAAATTACCAGTCATTGACTGTAAAGCTCCATTATCACTTGTACCAACGGAGTAGCTCCTTGAATAAGCAGCTGATCTATAATCTCCAATAGGTACTAGACGATCTTCATCATCGGTGTTCATCCCACCGTTAAAAAAATTGGACAATGAATACATAATTTATTATCTTAATTTCAAACCAGGAGCTGAGTAGTAAGCGTCAAGCAATTCATCAATTGTATTACCTGTAGACATAGCAGCATCAGCCATTGATTCAGTGTAAATTCTTTCTCTATCTTTTGCATTAAATGGATATTTCTGAGGCTCAAACTCAGCTAATTGCCAAATAATGTAATTACGCATAGGCTCAATATAATAATGAGGCACTAATGTAGCACTCGTTATATCGTTACCTGTACTTAAATACTCTAAAACAATTTCTCCACCAAACACATTATTACTCAACTGAATGGTCTGATTGTCAGGGTATATTCTATAATACGCCTCTGCAAATCCCCCTCCAGAAGCAAAAAGGGCAGGATAATAAACCCCATTCCACGAGTGGTCTATGAAATAAAATCCGTTTCCATCTTCTGGCCCTCCAGGAGTACCACCCTCATCAATTAATGTTAGAAGCGGATCTAGTCCTAAAGAATACAATCTACCGCCTTTATTCAAGGCAATCTTTGTGACCCTCATACAGTCAGAGGGTATGGTTGCCTGTGCATTAGCATTAAGAGTTATATGCGTAACTTTCAAGCAAGGAAAAGCTGTAGTTCCACGAATAACCTCGCTCATCCACTCTATAGCTATCTGCTCTAAACGAGGAATATCTGTAGCTTGACCTTTAACACGGTTTAAAGCTGTTTGTATAACGTATTCTATATTTTTAACTGGAGGCATTATTCAGAATATTTAGTAGGTTTTGGGTTGTTATCTTCTGCCAAATCAGCAATTACTTCCTCAGCACGAGTATCTGTAGATCTAATCAATTCTATAACACGAGTAGCTAAAGCTCCAATAGTAGTAGGAACAACAATCTCTTGAGTATCGCTCATTGACAAGAATGCAGGTATTATAAAATATGTTACGTTTACAGATCCTGGATCGCTTGTCCACAAAACTCGTTTATCACGAACATAAAACTCTGGCTTTGACATGTTCTTAATTCTATTCAAAAACAAGTTCTGATCATCGCTCTGACGAGAATAGAATATAGTGTCACCCTCCTCTCCATAATCAATAGCATACTTAACGCTCATTGGTCCATAAGCAGGGGAGACATTTAAATCACTATAGTATTGAGTTCCTGTAACAAGAACTGGCAAAGCATATGGCTCAACCATAGTTCCTAAGGCATTTATATCAACACTTGCCGTCTCTTGATAAACGATGTCTAACAAAGCAACAACGGTTTGATATTTATATCTACCCATAATATCGTTAGGTACGTCACCGCTTGCGAGACGTTCCTGTATCAATTCAACTAGTTGTCTTTTAGTCATTATGGTCTACCTTTTTCTATTTCTACTGTTTGAAGGCTATTAAAATCTTTGATGTTAATAGCAAAATATTTATATAACATATTTACAAGATCAGGATAAACATCGACAGGATATTCAAACTGAGTGCTTGTTAATGGATCATAAACAGGAAGACCTGTTAATGGGTCAATTGTGTAACCATATTCTGGAGTTTGAGGCTCTCTTACATAGGTTAAAATAACATTAGTTAAGTTAGGGGCTACAAATATACCATCATCTTGTATGGTCGCAATAGGTCTATCAGTTGTAGGGTAGTACAACGAAGTAGAAAGTCTATATGCATAATCCTCCCAAGTCAACATCTCTATTTGTCTCAAAGTGCCTTGCACAACTAATTGTATATAGGCTATATAATCTCCAGGAGTTAAAACTTCATTTGTTGAAGGGTTAACTGAAAGAGTAGTTGTCTTAGCAAATGGTCTAAGGTCATCAACAATTTCTCTATCTTGAGAAGAAACTTCTAAGAAGTCATTTAGCTTCTCCATATTAACATATGCAGCAGCTTGGTTAAAAGCTTCTGGAGTAACCAAGTTACCAAAAGCATCTTTACCTAACTTATTTAAAAGCTGATCATATATATCTCCAATATTATTGAGTGTAGCCATTAGACCTAATTATTTTATGATACGAAGATAAAAAAAAATAGGGTACAAAATGTACCCCATTTAAGAAATTATATATAGAATTTTAGTTAAGGGTTCTTTCTAACAGCTTTTGTGCCTTCTTGTCCTTAGTTATAAATTCAATTAAAGCCTCTTTGTTTTCGATTGGAATTTCGGCAATAACAACCTCTTTTCCGTTTGATACGACAACAGTACGCTCTCCGTCAATACTTGGGAACATTAACTCAGCATTAATTGCCTTTTCAACCATTTCCGAAACATCATTGCTCTTTACAGGAGTAAATTGATCGTAAATGTACTCTCTATATTGCACATTTTTCTCCATTCTTGAGAAGATATGACCTATGATAATCTCATTTGAATCATCTTCGTTAAATACTATTGAAGAAGCAACGGCAAGCTTATGTAATTGCTCTGTATTCAAAGAACCTACAGCAGCCTTAGCTCTAGCGTCTTTCAATATATCAAATGCCTTCTGAGTAATTTCCTTGTCTGGCATTAAGAATTTATATGGAGATGCTGTATTACCATTCTTGCCATTTGAAAACATTTTAGAAAAGTTATAGCAAAACCACAATAGCTCTTTATCCTTAGATGTGAAAACAAGAGAGTTGTTTATAACCTTTGTTTTCTTAGCAAATATTTTTCTTCCATCAGACATATATGTCGGAGGTCCATCAGAATATCTAATCTCTCTTTGTTCTCCAGTCTCATCGTCAACCCAATTATAAGATAATGGTAGCCCATGAGTTGGTTTAGAAAAAACCCAAGGTTGATTAGGATTATTAGTTGCTATTTTTTTTACTGAGCTTTCGTTATAAGTAACTCTTACAGGCTCATTTTTTTTAATGAAATTAGGGAATACGGATTTTAATTGGTTAATCTCATCTTCTCCCAATGCAAATTTTTCATTGTCTACGAATAACATATGTTTTATTTTTTTGTGTGTTAAATTTTAAAAAGGCAGGGGTTTTAAGCCCCCACCTTTTTTATTGTTTTTCCTAAAATTATGCAGGGATAATTCTAGTGAATTGCTCTAGAGTGAAGAAGTCAAATCCTAAGTCAGAAGATAGATACAAACGAGCAACGTCTGTAGATCCAATCTTACGAGCAGAGGCACGACCATCGTCAGTGATTTCCATGAAGCGGCTATATCCGTTCATTTCTTTGTAGATCAATTCGATACGGTTACGCAATACACCTTCAGCATCAGCCATCTTGTTCAATGGAATAACCCATCCACGATCACGAAGAGTGCTAGTTGATACAGCACCCATAGTGGTAGGATCTTGCATGAAACGAGCCTGCTTAACTAAGAAGTTATAACCGTCAACGATTAAACCTTGGTAAGAAAGGCTACCAGTTAACGCTTCAACATCGTTCATTTGACCTCCGAAGAAAACATCAGCCAAAGATTGATTTAATGCATTTACGTTAGCATTACCAAAATAGTTAGTAGAATTCGCATCTTGATTTAATTCAGAATATAATTCTTGAGTCAACCAAGTTAAGAACAAGTTAGAAGAGTAACGCTTAGACATCTCAGTAGCAATAGCACGAAGGTCATCAACACCTAATGCACCACCTGTGATTGTGTGGTTATAACCACGCTGACTGATTTCATAATCCAAACCTGTACTTGTTTGAGGAACAGCACTATTGTTAGTCTGCTTACCCCAAATCAAAGAAAGAGCGATTTGTTTAATCAAACGGTATTCAGCCTCATCTTGTCCTTCGTAGAAGAAACCGTTCATCTTCTTAGTTCCCATATCACCATATTCAATCTCCATCCACTGAGGAGCGTTGGTTTTTTGAGTACCAGTCAATTCATAAGTTTCTTTGAAAATCTGAGTTGTCCACTCATACTTCTGCCAGAAAGACTGAGATGAAGTTGGTTGATCAGTACCTTCAGCCCAAGCAGAACCAACAACAATCATGGTTACAGCCTCAGCAGCCGAAAGAACTGATAAAGTACCAGTAGTAACAGCGTCAACAGTAACAGCAAATGTATCGGGACCTCCAGGAACTGTAGTCTTAACTACGTTAGAAATACGACCTAATGGTAAAGTGGCTTCAGATGCAAACATCACAACTTGACCAATTTTAGCGTAAATCTCATCAATATAAGTAGAGTTTACAGTTTGAGATGTAACAGTAATTACAACTTGGCTAGCACCTGTAGTAGCTACTACACCTGCAATAGCGGTATCGTAGAAACCTTTTTCCCAGTGCCATCCAGTAGTATTCTGAACACCACGCTTCATTCCAAGACCCATCAAAAGTTGGAAGTCAGAAAGACCGTTATCTCCATACTTATTTTTCAAAGTACGCAAGTAATGTGGAACCAAAAGTCCACTAGTGTAACTAGCGTCAAAAAGTGACAATAAGCCACCGCTTAATCCTTCGCCAGATACAGGGTTAAAAAAATTAGACATTTTCGTAAAAAATTAAGGTTTGTAAATCAAATTAATACTGTGATTCAAAATACCTTTGTAGTTGAGATTTTTCGCTAGATCCACTTGGTCTCTCCTGTTTCACTACTTCAGCTCCGTTGTGGAACTCTTTCATGGCCTTTTCTTGGGACTCCCCTCTAACCGCTTGAACGAGTGCCTTATAAATGTTCTTTGCCTCTAAAGCTTCTGCACGCATCCGTGCATAATTCTTAATGGCATTAACATTATTTTCGTCTGGTAGTGAAGGGTTGGCCGATATAATCCCCATGAGTTCTTGGTTCAATTGGTCTAAAGTGGCTTGCGACACCGCAGTCTTAACTTTAATACCTTCAACCTCAATCTCTAGATCGTTAATCTTAGCTGTTTGCTCAACTATAGGCTTCCAATCACTTACAAGTTTTTCAGTGTTTTGTTTAAACTCATCAAACTTGCCACGCAAAGATGCAACAAAATCTTTATTCTCACCAATATTTTTTAATTTTTCTGATACAACATCTAAATGTTTACCTAACTTCATCTTCATTGTACGAGGAGCATACTGACCCTCTACATCAACATCGCAGTTATACTCATCAGCAATAGCCTCACAAACTTCTTCAAAAGACATTGTTTTTAGCATGTCTGGGTCTTTAATAACTTCAGATAATGCCATAACTTGGACAGGACTATTTCTTAAATCATCTTCATTTTTACCAATGAATTTTCTAGCAATTTCCATGTCCTTGATACCTGTTGACTTCATAAATGAATTTAAATTAGCCAAGCTATCATCAGCAAAAGGAGATTCTAATTGCTGCATAAGAGTTTCCTGATCCTTTATAAAAGGCTCGAACTCATCATACTTTAATGCTTTTTCAGAAAGCATAGAATACTTTTCTTTAATAGAATCAACATTTTCAAAATCTCCAAAAATAGCTTTTAGATCAGAAGCCTTAAATGTTGCCTCTTCTGGTGCAGAAGAGTTACTATCACTCTCTCCTTGTTGTGAAGAAGTGTCTTCAGCTTGTTGTTGTGTAGCTACATTCTCAGCAGGTGTAGCATCGGATGGCTTTGCATTAGCCGCACCGATATAATCAAAAAAATTAACAGTGTTATTTTCCATATGTATTTATTTGTGTTGTTTTATCTTTTTCTAATTGAACCAGTAATCTCTGTTCCTGTTTCTTGTTGCAAATAAGCCTCAGTCTTAATCTCTTCAATATTACCTTCTGTTTTAGCCTGTATCTCCATTTGCTTTTCTTTCATTCTAATTTCAGCTAAAGCAGCTTGTTTTTCAATTTCAGCCTGTGTCTCTGCTTTAATAATTTCAATCTTGTTCATCATCTTCTGATTTTCAAGATCAATTAAAGATTGAGATTGTGCCTGTTGATTCTGAGCAGCCATTTGATCATTATACTGTCTCTTTTTAGCAGACTTATAATTAAGATACCATGTGGCCTCTTTTAATCTTCCCTTCTCCACCATGTCCACTATAAGGGTATAGTCGGCTAATTCAATCTCTGGCATACCATTACGACCTACTTTCAACGCAGTCTCAGCAGCTTCTAATATTTTGAATTTTTGAGTTGGAGATATTTTATTAGATAAATTAATACCCATCTCATCAAGTGTCAAATCAGAACCTGTCATGATAGCACCAATGGTAGATTGACCAAATACTCCAGAATAATAATCTTTAGTAGCGGCATCGTATTTCATTGTGGTAATAGCACGGAGTATCATGTTTTGAGCAGCCTTTATTTTAATCTGCTCTAGTGCCTGTTGTAATGGCCACAATGCATTGTTTGTAGCCTCAACTTCTAATTCAGCAACACCTACTAACTTCTCACCTTTTGCAGGAGATGCAGCAATTGTAGGAGTTATACCTGTAATCTGTAAAAGTTTTTCAACGTCATGCTGATAAGCAGCAATCCATTCTGACAATTGCTTACCAACCCCTCCCTCAAGCTCCTCAAATGATTTATTCATCGTAACCTTTCCACCTAGTAGAGAAGATTTGTAAAAGAAATTACCTGTATGAGAATAAACTTGAACTAAATCAAATGGAGTATATAAAGTGCCACCAATACTATTTACATTCAAAGCTCCAATATCAATAGCAATACCTTTAGGAGCAGCAGCTAATTTAGCAGCCTGCAACTTTAAGTGATTGATTTGCATGGAATCATAAATAGGAATAGCGGTTTCAGTAATAGATTTTCCTGGTATTTTTACAAAACGATAAGACAACAACGGTTGTTGTTTATTAATTCGTTTCATATTCTTTTGCTTTCCTCCTAATGTCAAATTAGCACCAGGTATAAAAACTCCTTCGTAAATATTATGCCCATCAATAACAACGGTTTTTTTCTTTTCAGTATTTACAAATTCTCCGAATTTATCTGGGTAAAATTGAACATTACCATCTCTATTTTTCTTCTTAAAGTAATTAGAGTCCTTTGATATATACTCAAACTCTAAAACATCAATGAAAAGAGCATCGTATCTCATTCTATCTGTAATAGTATCTCTTTGAGAATACCACGACCATCCATATTTATCGTTTGCCACAATAGAATCATAGGCAAAACGAGCTACTTTATTTACAAAAGACTCAGTTTCTTCTTCACTATATCCATTTTGTAAAAGAAGCTTTCTTACTTGAGGTATACTATATTTTTCAAAGTGTCCACCAAACGGAGAATTATCACCTTGATATTCATCTGTCCATGCACAAACAAATTTTGTAGCATCTACATATTTAACTTTTGCAGCTCCAGTATCTGGATCCGTATAGTCTTTAACCACACAAAAACCAAAATTTAAACAATCATCTTTTAATTGTTTTTCTATTTTAGTCCAATCACTTCCCTGGAAACCAAACTCGGCAAGTTTCTCAATGCCAACTTCAAATGACATTTTAAAACCTCCCATAATTTCATAAAGCTCTAGCTCTGTCATATTCTGCGGAACAAACTGTTCTTCAGACATTTGAGGAGTACCTAACTCTTTCATAAGAGGCTCCATTTTTGACTTTACATATAGCTTATACTTGTTTAATGATTTTTGATTTCTAATGTCTGGGTTAATTGAATCCGCTTGAATCCTTTGTCCATCAGTAGAAATAATCGAATGTATAATTCTCTTTAGCTCAGGAGCCATTGAGAATATTTGGAAATCAATATTAGAATAACCTTTTCTTCTACCTCTATTTACAGTTGATCCACCTGCCTTTGGTCCTTTTGTTTTTTCGTCACCTCTACTTGCCCACATGTCAATATACTTCTGCGGACTCTGTCTACCCTCACTATAGTTTCTGATCTCAAAAAGTCGAGCTATATCAGCCCTACTAAAATAAGTTTTATTATTTTCATAACGATAAAAAATAGCATGGCCCACTTGAGATAACCATTTGCCATCTTTCTTTTTAGGATCTATATCATCCTTTGGCCAAAGTACAGTAATTTCGCTCATATATCGTAATCAAAAGTATCAAACAATAATCCATCAATTTTAGAAGATTG